TATTTTTTTATTTGGTGCCAAGCAGGAGAGGAGAAATCAATCACAGTTGCTATGGCTCGGTTTATAACTTTATTGAATCTTTAGCACAACGGCTAAAAGCAACGTGATGATGAAAGCGGCGCTGGCGACCAAACCTTGCTCGATCCGTTTGAGGCGGGCGTTGACCCCGTCAAGGCGATCATCGATGTTGTCAAACTTGAGCTGGATGTTTGCGTAGCGCTGTTCGCATACCTGCTCATGGGCCAAGAGTCGCGCCTCAAATTCGGTCAATTTAGAAACCTTAACTTGTACAGTGTTCGTTGAAACAGCTCGACCGCTGCGTCGATTAGGTTGTGCAGGCTGCTTAGTTCGCGTGGGCATATCTGTTCCCGGTTGTCTTCAATCCACGCCATGACCTGCTCGAGCACGTCGGCTATCTCGCCCTCGTACTCGGAATCCAGCAGCGGGATATCCAATAGTTCGTTGTACTGGCCTTGGTAGGCTTCGGCAAAGGCATCGGCATGGTCGACGATGCCCAGATAAAACTCGTTCAGCGCCACGTGCTGGGCGTAGCTCGACGTCCCCAGATGCGCACGATGGGCGAGGTCGCGGGCTAGAAATAGCTGGGCGACGTAATTGTTGGCTGCGCTCATGGGGCTGCGGTATAAATGCGGGATGAAAAGAGCTTCATTGGTCGGTTTCCTATTAGCGCTTGCCCCTTCGAGCGTTGTATTAGCTTATTGCGACTACGGCCTCACGGTTGCAGTGGATCCAGCTGAATGGGGGATGCCGGTGGCTGACCCAACGCGCCCGCCTTTGCCCGACCATTTCACTGATGAGCCGGGTCAGGTATTTCATCACCCGGGCATCAAAGGTCTGTGGCCGGGACAGAAGCTCATGTGTGTCGATTTCAAAAAAAACTTTGATGGCTTCTGGGGGTCAAAAGAAGAACACGCACGGCGTGAGCGATTAGGGGTCTTTAACGGCGTCCGTGCTGATTGCAGCCACACGCCAGACGGAGAGAGTGCTTGGAAGCTTTCGGCGCTCACGCATGCGCCAAACGGCGATGTGGGGTTGGCGGGGACTCTGCTCGGTCAAAAGTCGTTTTTCAATGTTACTTTTGAACGAGCTAAGGTGAAAAAATTCACGATCACCATGTGTGAAGCGAGCGCTTCAAAGGTGATTAACCTACTCACCAAGGGGTCCCAGCGCGAGAAAGATGCAAACCGCAAAGCCCGTCAGACGCTTGCTGCTCAAACAATAGATTTTTTAACTGACAAATGGGGTCCACCTCACACCAGTGAAGTTGACCTTCAAGTGACTTTAAGTTCCCGACTAAACGATAGTTGGAAGTCGTCCACATGGAAGTTCAAGAAATCTGTCGTTACGTTTTACCCCGGGGGGTTGACGCTGGAAGTTGAAGCCGTCGCGCCGAAAGTAAATATCAAAGCCAAAGACTTCTAACCTAATAGCTGGGCGACGTAATTATTGGCTGCGCTCATGGGGCTGCGGTATAAATGCGGTATGAAAAGAGCTTCATTAGTCGGTTTCCTGTTGGCGCTTGCCCCTTCGAGCGTTGTATTAGCTTATTGCGACACTGGCTTCTTGATCCCAGTGCGTGGGCGTGAATGGGTGATGCCAGAGACCGACCCAACGCGCCCGCCTTTGCCCGAGCCTTTCACTGACGAGGGGGATCAGGTAAGGCGTAGCCCAGGTATAAAAGGTCTGTGGCCGGGACATCCGTTCTGGTGCTCCGATTTCCACTCAAAGTTTAATTCGACCTTCTACGAGAAACCAAAAGAAAAAGAGTTGCGCGAGCAATCGCGGTGGGTTGAGGACGTCCGTGCTGATTGCAAAGGGAGGCTATTTGCAAAAGGAGGTATGAGACGTTCGGCACTCGTTTATAAGCCAGACGGCGATGTGGGGTTGGCGGGAACCCTGCTCGGTCAAAAGGCGATCTATAAAGTTACTTTTGAAAAATACAAGGTGCACAAGTTCACGATCTCCATGTGTGAAGCGAGCGCCTCAACGATAATCCCCCTTTTGGCGACCGGATCTCAGCGGGAGAAAGATGCGAACGAAAAAGTTCGTCAGCAGCTCGCTCGTCAGACAATAGATTTTTTAATTAATAAATGGGGGTTGCCCCACAGCAACAGCGTTGTCGTGACTGATAAGCCACGCAATATTGATTGGCTGAAATCAAATTGGAAATTCAGGAATGCTCTCGTTGAGTTTTACCCTGGTGGGTTGACGCTAGAAGTTAAAGCCGTTCCACCTGAACCGGAAGTAAGTATCAAAACCGACGACTTCTAACCTATATCCCCGATCCCGCAACGAGCTTCAAGCGCTGTTCGGCAGCAAACAACTCCTTGCGGCTGCGTTCGCGCATCGCTGTATCGGCCAACTTGGCTTTGATCTGCTCAAGCGTTAGATTCTGCTCGTTGGCCATCTTCAGCATCTCGATCTCGCGCTGCATAGCCAGCTCCTGCATCCGCAGTTGAGCGTTGGTCGCTGCGATCTGCTGGCGCGTCTGCAGCTCAGCCATGTCGGACTGAGCTTGGAACTGGGTGCGCTGCATCTCCGACTGGGCACGTATCTGTGCAGCCTGAAGCCTCGGGTCAGCTTGCTGGCCTTGTTGGGCGGCTTGGGCTTGCTGCTGCTTGATCTGCTCGATCTCTTCCTCGGGCTTAAAGACCTCGGCCGGATCGATGTGCTGGGCTTGCAGGGCTTTTTCAAACAGCTTCTGGGTATCGAGGTACATGCCGTAGACGGGGTTGGCCCCAGCGGCCAGTAGGTTCAGGAAGCTTTGGTTCTGAATGTCTCTGATCAGCAGGGCGCTTGAGCCACGGGCGTCCACAGTGAAGTCGCCTTTGATGTTGGCGTCGTCGCTGTGCATCATGTTGAAGTAGTAGTACCGGCGTATCTGCGGCCGGGTGACCTGGTCATCGAACTGTTTGACCAGGCGGCGCAGCACCACGTTGGCGTTGTTCATCAGCAGTTGCATGCCACCCACGGTGTCAGGGGCGCTGCCTTTCTCACCCTGCATCAGCATGGGTACGCCGGTTTCCTGGTCGGCCAGCTCGGCAGCCATACGAATGATGTTTGCCAACTCAGCCTGATGGCTGTTGAACTCAAAGGTCGTGAACGACTTACGGACGTCGTCGGCGTCCTCGGTGGCAAACCAAATCTTGCGGCTGGTGAGCTGCCAGTTTTTGTCTGCCGGGGATATCGTCCCGGGCTTGACCACGATCTGGGGTGCTGAGCTGATCGCGGCGTTGTCCATGAGCTGGCGCCACGCAGCGTTGAGCACCCGCTGCTGGCTGCGCATCAGGTAAGGGATGCCGTAGCCCCAGACCGAGTCAGCCACGCGCTCCCAGTTAAAGAAGTCAAACGGGATATCGCCGTCGTCAATGGGGTTCAGGAAAGCCTTGACCACCGTCGAGTTGATCACCACCACGCACGCGCTGATGGCGCGCAGCTCATCGTCTTCGCACTCAACGCCAGCGGCGCGGAGGTCTTCGGTATCCACCTCGCCCCAGTATTCCCAGACCTCGAAGGTGGCGCGCGAGGCGTCTTGCTCCGTTTCCTCGCCGATGTCTTGCAGCACGGCGCTGCGCTTGGGACCTTCTTCGAGCACCTTACGCAGTTGCTCGGGCATGTAGCCGGGTTGTTTGGCTAGCTCCCGCACCTGCTTGGCCGTCATCTGGGAGCGCTCGTAGATACCCCGGCCGTTGTGGATGTTCTCGCCGCACGCCGGGTCGGGCCACACGTTACGGGGGTCAACACGGTAGCTGGCCGGGTTTAGCTCTTGCACCAGCTCAAGGCTATGGACGGTTTCGCCAAAGGCGTCGGTCATGGTGGTCCACGCCTTACGCACGCGGTTTGTGACCACGCATCCCTTGAGTACCCCAGTGCCCAGCACCGCAGCATCATGAATTACTTTGCGCACCTCGCCGTTGTAGTCGCACTCAGTGAGCTGGTCCTCGATGGTGATCTCCATCGCCTTGGAAGCTTGGCGGGCGATGTCCATCGTGACCTTAGCCACCTGTTTGGCTGGCACTGGCTGGCCAGTGTTCACGTCCATCACCTGGGCGTTGGACATGGCCATGCTGGAGAGCGTGGGCTGGGGCGTGGGCTCGATGCCCCAGTTGCGGTCGTCGGTTGGCAGCAGGATGTCAGCCAGCCGCGCCTCGGCGGAGTTGGTCTTCTGCCTAGTCATGCCGATAAACACCGTCGAGCGATGTGGGGTGGCGCCGTTGCTGGTGATGGGGAAACCTTGCTCGACTGACTCCATCATCTGGCTAGCTGAACGGTTGGCGGCGTCTTTGGACTCGTACTGGTCCAAATCGTCACGCCAGCGCTTATCAGCACCGTAGCTCGAACGCATACGCACCCACTCATCGCGCTGAGCAGCGAGGCCAGCGCCAAAGGCTTGCAGGCGCTCCTCTAACTTGCGTTGCTCAGCTTCGGGGTCAACGACCTCGACTTCGATGGTTTCATTCATGGGCATAAACTTCGGGGTGGAGGTGAGCCATGTCAGAAGACCCACTCGACAAACTTGAAAAGGCACTGCTCGAAAACGGAGCCCCGCCGCCAATGGGTGGGGGTGGTACCGCACATGCAGTGCAGAAGGAATTGCTGGTAGACATTCAGCAGCGTATTCAGGCGCTAGACCGCAAGGTCAACTACCTGACGCTGGCACTTGTGTTTGTTGGTGCCGTTTTGCTGGGCACCCTTATTTCGTAACCCGGAGGTTTGATATGAACGACATAGTTGCGCGGCTGTATTCGTACCTGATGACCGCGATGCACTTTATTTTCCTCGCGTTGATGGTTTATGCAGCATTTAACTATCAAAAGCACGGCGTAAACTCATCAGAGTTTTGGGCTTACTACGTCGCCGTCATCATCGCCTATCTTCTGACGGTTGGGACGCTGATTACGGTTGTCAGGATCAACGAGAACCTCGAGGCGATCCGCAAGCACCTGGAGCGGGCGCCTCTGCCATCCGGGGGCTTTGAGCCGAGGATGGATTAACTTACCAGCCAACCACTGGGTCCAACACACCGAAATCGACGGTGGGCGGTGCGGCCGCAATGGCTGCCCGCTCGTTGGCCTCAGCATGGGTCTTGGCATGGCGGCGCATCATGACCGCGTAACGGGTGGCGGCCATCAAGTCGTCGCCGACCTTGACCAGCAGTCCGTTCTTGCGGTGGTAAAGCCGAAACTCTTCAAACCACTGCTCTAGGTGGTCAAACACCTTGAGCCGCATCGTCTGGAAGCGGGTCAGCATGTCGCTGATGCCAGCCTCAACACCGTTGCTGCCGTCCTCGAAAGTGGCGCGTTTTGCCAGCATGGTCACCCCAGCCGACTTGTACTGGGCGGCTAACTGCTCGCCGGAGCCTTTGTCGTGCTGTAAGCCGTCGTGGGGCCATGCGACCGGAATCCACTCACCCCGGGCGCGAATGGCTGCGGCGTGCACAGCGACGCTTGCCTCTTTTTGGCGGTAGGCGTCGGTCACGTACATGGTGTCGGTGTCTCGGTCCCACGCCAGCCAAACCGCTGCGGTGGGGTGACCCCAACCGAAGTCCAAGCCACAGACGCGGGGCCAGTGCGGTGGGATAGGGAAGGGCCGCACGCTGATGGCCTCTTCAGCCACCGGGAACACGCGACCGCTTCCCATGATCGGTATGCCCTT